CGTGAACTACAAGGGCTCGGACGACATCATGGCAGCCATCAAGGGCGCAACGCTCTCATGGGCTACGGAGAAGGACGAGAAGGAAGGCGTGGAGACTCCCGACGACGACAACTCGCAGACGGGCGCTGGCGGTGGTACGACTGGCGGGGAACTGGAGGGATGACCCTTCGGGATGGAAGATGGAAGATGTAAGAGGGCTGACGGGTGTCGGCTCTCTTTCTTTTGAACACGAATTATCATTAATTACCCATTAATTTACACGAATATGGACAGACAGAAAATCGAAAGCAAGGTCAACGACATTCTGGTTGACAAGTTGGGCGTGGAGCCTGACATGGTGAAGAACGACGCAAAGTTTGAGGACGACCTCGGAGGCGACTCTCTCGACTGCGTGGAGTTAATCATGGAGTTTGAGCATGAGTTCGGCATCAGCATCCCCGATGAGCGAGCCGAGAAGTGCGAGACCGTCAAGGACATGTACGACATGATTGAGGAACTTGTGTAATTCCTTATTGGAGAATTAAGCAGACTGAAACCTGCTTATTTCTCCATTTATTTACACATTTAGCAAAAAACACCCGAAAATCGGGCTTATTTTATTTCAATAATCAAAATTAAAGGAACTATGGGTAAATATCCAGGAGTAAAGCTCAAGATGGAGCATGGTAACGCCGGAGAGTTCGGCAAGTATTACACAGGTAGCGCAAAAGCCAAGCAGAATCACCGCAAGGCGAAGATGATGGCAAAGCGTAGTCATTAACAATCAAAATCAAAGTAACTATGGCAAAATTTGCAGAAGTTATCGAGTGCCTGAAGAATGGAGGCACAGCCCAGCGCATTGCATGGGACGTGAACGGAGACAAGGAAATCATGATGCAGATTCCTCAGCGTATTGCTAAGGACATCGTGCCGAAGATGACCTCAGTACAGGACATCGTGAAGCCGAAGATTGGCACCGTCGGCTCTGGCGAAATCGAGTACCACCACCAAGTGCTCATCATCGAGTTCAAGGACGACGAGAAGACACCAGCTCGCGCCACGTACTACATCCCGACATGGGAGGACATCATGGCCGACGACTGGCGAATGACTCAGCCTGCCGACTCGTACAAGGCTCGCATGAAGACAGAGGTCATGGAGCTGGAAGACAAGGCCGAGAAGTTGAAGAAGTTCTTCCACTCGCAGATTTACAACGACCTACCCAAAGAGAAGCGCGACCTCATGATGGAGCAGTACGATGCAATGGTGCTCTACAGCACTAAGCTCCGTCAGCGTTGCGAACTTGAAGGCATCGTGCTATGACCGAAGAAGAACTGAAGAAAGTACCCTTCCGTGAGACATGCCACATGGCTATGGAAGGTGAGTACACAACGACGTACATGAGCAAGGACGGACGGCTGGGCTTCTGCGACCATGTGCCACGCGACGAATGTGGTATGGTGAAGAAGGGCGGTCGTGCCGTCCGCCACTTCATGATAGACGGCAAAGTGTATAAGACGAAGAAGAAATTCCTCGAAGCAATCAAGGACTTCAATCCGTAAATCTATGCAAGATTTCGACGAACTTAAACAAATCAAGGCGAAGTGCCTCGCGGACATCACCGAGGCACTGCCCGACTACGTGAACCGACTGAACAGCATCGACGGGCGACTGATGATTTACATCGAGGACGCAATCAGCAACGAGGGGTCGCACGCCAACCTCTATGAGCTGCTGGGCATCCGCAAGGAAATGCGACTGATGGACTCCTACGACCTCGACCCCGAACGGGTGCGCCGATCGCTGCGGGCCATCGAGGGACAATGGCAAGGCGGGCGACACGTAAAGGGCGGGCTGAAGTTCTCCACCCCTCGCGGCTCGCAGCACGTCCGTCTGATGCCCTTCCAGGCGTGGCTCATCTTCGAGATTTACGCCTTCAAGGTGGACGTCTCGATGGAGCGCGAATACCACGAGGGCGACATGCTGCTGCCTACGGAATGGGTGCGGGACGGCATGGTGTGGGACACGCGACGGCTGACGCAGGAGGCGCACTGGTTCCTGACCCGAAAGAGCGGCAAGACCGAGCTGGGCGGCGCGGTGGACTTCACCGAGGTGGGATTCCTGGGCGACGTGAACGGGCAGGCACTCATCTGCACCAACTCCAGCGAGCAGAGCCAGATAGCCTACAAAGCCATCCGCGAGTTTGCCATGCAAGTCGATCCGACGTGCTCGAACCGCATGGGCGGCAAGTATTTCCGCATGACCCGCAACGGACTGAACTGGCAACCAGGTCACCCGATGAAGGGCGAAATCAAGTGCATGGCGGCGGGTAAGACCTCGAAGGACGGACTCTACGCCTCGGTGGTTCATGCCGACGAGCACGGACAGGCGGGCTACGTGAACGCCCACTCCGACATGCAAGCAGCTGTTGACACCTGCTTCGGTTCAACAGGTCCGCGTCGTGAGAAACTGTTACTGCACACTACCACGGCAGGACGTGTCAAAGACGGCCCTTACAAGACCCAGTTAGAGCAAGTGGAAGCATCGTTGCTGCGCGAGATGGACTACCCGCTGGGAGAACCCCACCGCACGCCAGAGGATTATTGGTGTGCTTTTCTGCTTCAGCTTGACAAGTGGGAGATAACTGACGACCTGACGAAGCTCGACGACCCCGAACTGTTCAAGAAGGTGAACCGCTCGATAGGTACGACGGTGCAACCGACGTATTATAGAGAGCGACTGCACCAAGCCGCCACCGGCACCGAGGACACCAAGCAGGAGGTATTAACTAAAGATTTTAACATGTTTTTGTCAGCCCGTGTGACGCGATGGATCACTGGCGACAGAATCAGACCCTTGCAAGTGGATAAGCGCATCACCGATTGCAAGTATCAGGACGGATGGAACGTGTTTGTTGGGCTTGATTTCTCGCATGGAGATGACCTCTTTGCGGTTACCTACCTGGCGGTGAACTACAAGCCAAGCGACACGATGGAAGGGCGGTTCTATGCCGACTGCGACCTGTGGGTATTGGAAGAGACGATGAAGCAAAGTCCCAACCGCCCGCTATACGAGCAGTGGGTGAATGATGGATGGCTGCACGTGTGCCCCGGCGAGGTGTTCGATAGCATGTATGCCATCAACCGCATCGCAGAGGTGGCTCAGTCGGGCGTGAACATCGTGAGCTTCGGCTACGACCCAGCACAGAGCATCCAACCCATCAACCAACTGAAGGCATGGCTTCAGACGTTATTCCAGCAGCGTGGCGACATCAGCACAAAGGACATGGCAGATGTCATTCAGCGCATGGTGGTGCCTGTCAGTCAGACAGCCATGACGCAAAACCCACGCATCGCGGAGTTGGAACACATGATACTGGAGAAAGTGCCGTGGATTCAGTTCTCAGCCAACCCCATGTGGCCGTGGATGTTCGGCAACTGTGCCGTGGAGATGGGTAACAGCGACCTGCGCCGCATCGTGAAAGGCGGCCCCGTACCGACCCACAAGATAGATGGTGTGGCCGCCCTCGAAGATGCCCTGTATCTCTTTGACTTGAGTGAAGGCAAGATAGAGCAATAATTATAAAATATCTTAATTTATTGCCCGATTGTTTGGCAGATATAAATAAAAATGCTTATCTTTGCATCGTCAAAATCCTAAAGGGGCACGAAGCAGCAGCCCCAAACAAGGCTGCTTATTTTGTGCCGACATGCAAAGAAATCATAGCGGCAACCGCGTGAGGTAGTGGAAACACCCTCAAAGGCATTACCCTTTAGGAGCCTTGACAGCGCGTAGTGCCGCATTTTTTATTTATTTGTCAAAATTCTAAAGGTATGTGTAACAAAGCATTTGAGAAGAAGATGAAGGAGCGCAACGCCGCTCACCTGCTGTTAACCGAGTTTGTTAAGCGTGAAGCCGAAGACATCGCCCGTGCATTAGAGCCGCTTATCCCCATCTACGGAGAAGTGACACGCGAGTCGCTGAAGGACAACATGCGAGTAGTGGCACAGACATTCGCAGGGCTTGCCCTCCAACTAATTGACCACAACAGCGCACTCGACCCATGCGACACCGACAACATGATCCTGCCGTGCGGAGCAAAGACGATGCACAGCACTCTTGAAGAGTTGTCACGATTCATCGAAGGCACACGGCAACTGATGTGGACTATTGGCGACAAGCACTACGACGACCCAGCCATTAAACTTGTGCGTGAGACATTCTTTGAGTACGACACACAAATGTAAGACTATGGAAGAAGTTTGGAAAGACATCGAAGGCTACGAAGGACTGTATCAAGTGAGCAACCTCGGAAGGGTGCGCTCACTTGGTCGTGACCTTATGCGGAAATCGAGATACGGCACAATGGCACCCTATCATATCAGCGGCAGGGTGCTGAAGCCGTTGCACTCACAGGGTGATTACTGCTACGTCCATTTGTTTGATAAGGATGGAGCAAGCATCAACCACAAGGTGCATCGGTTGGTGGCAAAGGCTTTCGTGCCTAACCCCGACAATCTGGAATGGTGCAAGCATGCGTATAATTGCAACTACGGCACCAGGAATGAGCGGAGTAAGGCCAAGCGGTCGGAACCTGTTCAACAGTTAGATGCTGACGGCAACGTGGTTGCTGAATATCCAAGTTCCATCGAGGCTCAACGGGCTACGGGCATAAACCGCAAACGGATCAGGATGTGTTGCAAGGGCAAATACAAGACTGCTGGCGGTTATCGCTGGCGATTCAAAGAATAACATTTTATTTATCAGACATTAATCGAGAGACATTCCATGCCGGAATGCCTCTCTTTTTTTATATGTACCCTAAATGGGGAAATTATAACCATATTTATAAAACACGTACCCGAAATTGCAAATATGGGTACATAAAACAAAAGGAACTATGATTATCATCAAGACAAAGACGGGGCAGGCACTCGTCAACGACAAAGAAATTATCAGCGTATCGCACAACCGCGAGGCGCACATCGCCTACGTCAGCAAGCCAAACATGGGCACGCTTTCGATGTTGGCACGAAAACCGATTGAGCATGTGGAGAGTGTGAACTACATCAACGACCAAACGGGAAAGGAATGGAAAGACAACGGCTCGGAGGTTCTGTATCTTCGCAAGCAAATTGAGTCGCTGAAACAGGAGCTATCGTATCAGTCGGAAATCACCAAGCGCATAAAAGAGCGTCTGCGTCAGTTAGGCCATGAGTGCGTGCAGTGGGTGCAATACTACCACAAAGACATGCCCGACGAGGTATGCAAGCAGATGCGCAACCGTGGCGAGGAGGAGAAAGCCTACGTGAACAATGACGAGGACTTGATGTATCGGCGCGAATGGATGCCGCAGCATCAGAAGCCCGAACAGATTGAGGCCGACGAGGTGGCGCGTTTGAACGCACAAATTGAGGACCAGGACGCGAAAATCCGTGAACTAACCCTCGAACGCGACCATTTGAAGGCTCAACAGAAGTTCAACGAAAGCGTCTGTGACCCGACAAAGGACGTGAAGCCGTCATGGTGGCAGCGGTTTTTGTCGTTATTCAACTAACTAAAAGAAGGAACTATGAGCAAGGAGAAACGAGTTTATATCTCTGGACCCATGAGCGGCGTGCCACGGGAGCAATACTTGGAGATGTTCAGACGGGCGGAGCAGTCGCTACGTGATCGTGGCTACGAGCGTATTGTGAACCCCATCCGAGTGTGGGCGTGCCGGTGGCCGTGGTTGTATCGCATCGTGGGCTATCGCCTGACGTTGCTTTACGACCTTTGGCTGCTGACATGCTGCGACATGATATATAAAATACCAGGCTGGCAGGAGTCGCGCGGTGCGAACATCGAGAGTTGCGTGGCGTATCACTTCAAGATATGGCCCGTGCCGAAGGAGGATATTGCCAAACTCGACAAGAAACTGGCGAAACTTCAGGAAAAGTGGAACAATAAAAAATAGAAAATAATGAAGAAAGCATTTTGGATCGTGGTGGCGGTGCTGATAGTGAGCATCGCGGTGAATGTATGGCAGTGGAAAAACCAGCCTGAAGAAAATGTGGTGATCAAGCATGACACGGTGTGGAAAGGTACGGTAATCCGTGATCCGTTGCCGGCTGAGACGATCAACACGGGGAAAGTGGTGTATATCAAGGTGCCTGTTGGCGAAACACAGGGGACAGGCACCGCTGTGCCATCAAAAGATAGCACAGGCGAGAGCCAGTCCAAATGTGTCGCCGACTCCATCGAGGTGCCGATACCGATTATGCAGAAGCGGTATGAGGATAGTTTATACACTGCGTGGGTCAGCGGCTACGAGCCAGCACTGGATAGTATCGACCTCAGACTGCCGACGATCACCGAGACGGTGACGAAGACCGTGGTGAAGCCGTCGCCTCTGATCACGTTTGGTGTGCAAGTAGGTGGTGGGTATGGCGTGTTCAACCGGAAGCCAGACATATATGTAGGCGTAGGTGGGCAGATCAACTTGTGGAGGAAATGAATGGATTTCTCGACATGCTCGAAATGACATGGTAAACCTTTCAAAATGATAAAACAGTAATATATGAAGACAGCGATTTTGATAATTATAGCGTTAGTGGTGCCAGTGGTTGCCATCGCGTTTTGGGTGCTGATGAAGTCATCAGACCAAGGAGAGGACGAAAAACCGACTGAAAGTGATGGCAAAACCCAGGGCGATACACAGGAGACAGGCACCACTGTGCCATCTTCCGATGGTTCTTCGGATAGCCAGGATGAGAGCCAGTCCCCGAGTGACGCGATGGAGCCGATGAATGGTGATCCTGCGGTGATGACTCCGACAGGTGAGGATCAAGGTTTCAACGGGGAGCGCATGGGCGAGATTTTCCACGAATTAGTGGAATACTTCTCGAAGATCGTGCCCATCGACCCAAAAACGACACCGACGACAAACACCTATCTTTATGTGTGCTTCACAGAACTGTACGTGCAGGCCACCGTCAGCGAGGACCGTGAGAACTTTATTCGTCTCTACATCCGCGACAACCTCCCGGAAATCATCGACACGACGGGCGACGAGGTGAATCCGCTGGTGATCCATCAGGCTGGTGCAATGCTGTTCTATTGCATCCTTGCCGAATTGATACCAACCAAAGCGCAGGCATTGGCAGAGGCCGCATACAACTACGGCGTGAAGGGTTCAGAGCAGCCGATATACGGTTGGACGTTTTACTCCGATCCGAACATTGCACGACTGATGGCTTTCTTCATCTATGCCCGATGCCGTCGTCCTGACTACATCGAGGAAATGCGCGGCGAAGTGGGTGGCAAGATGGTGAACGACATCAGCGACATCAGCGACCTGAAGCTCGACTTCACGACATTCATGCCTACGGCGGCAGGACCGTATCTTGCGGCCTATCAGAACCGCAAGAAGGGTGTACCCGTAGGCGACAAGTCGCAAGACGGCAATCTGCTGGAGGATAGGATGGTGGACGACTACGTGGCTGAGAACTACACGCTCGACGCTCATGATGCGATCATTCGCCAGCGCACAATCCAGGCCATCTCCAATAAAGAGTACCGCGATGTGCATCTCTTTGGCAAAGACAGAACTGTGAGCGATCCTCAGTATGGCACAATGACCTTTTCGCCCGTGTTTGGTATGAAGACCATCGGCATGGAAATTTCCGAATGTGGAGCCTTTGCCACCCTCGCTGATGCCGTCGGCAGTCCTGCCAGCAGCAACCGCAAGTCGCTGCTCGATCAGGAGTATGGCCGTCTAAGGCCAGGTGAGGGCGAAATTGACGGGTCTGCCAATTCAGAGCCAAACCGTCGCGCACTGGTGAACGAGCCCATCGAGAACGGTGACGGCCACTCCACTGGATCGTATGACAAGAATGGTGACTATGTGTTCGATGACGGTACGCATGTCGGCAACTACGTGACGTACTATCAAAACCAACTCTTTGCCAACTCCTATCCGTCAGGGCACTCGGCTTATATTATACCTATTGCAATGGCACTGGTGGAGGTGATACCCGACCTGACGGCTGAGATCATGCAAGCGATGGGGTGGTTCCGCCTGTCGCGTGTTATCTGTCGCTATCATCATCAGAGTGATACCACCATCGGACTGATTTGCGGTGGCATGTTCCTGCCGTTGCTTCATGCTTGCAAGGCCGTGGCCTTGGATGACAAGATCGACGATGCCCGCAAGGAACTGTCTGGCGAGACACCAACACCGTCACCAGTGGAGCCGACGGAGAAGGTGAACACCAGTCTGTCGTGGGTGTTGGGCGGCTATGGATCGTGTCATGTCGATGCCGGTGAGCAGCAGATAGGGCATTGTTGCACGAAGGAGGCGAATAAAGACCGCTACCCGTCGATTGAGGTGTCGCAGACCGTGAAATTCAAGATCGAGGGGGCTGGCGTGAGCACCATCGACGGTAAGACGGAGGGTATCTTTGAAGCAGGAGCGCAGTATGTACTGATGTGCCCCGCCGTGACCGACGGTAAGGACAGGACGGCTACGATCACGCTGCGCAACGATAACGGTGTGCGCAAGATATACTACACGCTCAGTCTGCGCGGCACGCACGACGACGGCCCTGCTGATAGGTAAACCCTCGCAAGTGATTTCCGTGATAAGTAACAAATAATATCAAGAGTTATGAAGGAAGCATTAATGAAAATCATGTATCTGGTTCTGCTGGCAGGTTGCTTGCTTGGAGCCATTGGCGGTTTTGGCTATTGCTGGTGGTGCCACCAGTACCCGTTTGCCGTCGGTATCGCCATCCTCGCTTATTCGGCATGGCCTCAGTTCAAGAAGTATTTTTGGGAAATTCAAAAATGAACGAGAGACTGATAGAAGTTTTGTCGCTGACGTTTGGCGGTGTCATCGGCTGGGTGGTGGGCAAGTTTGAGCCTGCCTTCCCACTGATCATCATCGCCACGCTGTTTGTCTTGTACGATGCTTGGAGTGCCTACGAACTCGACAAGCGCGTTCACATTATGTACCCCAAGAAGAAGCGTGAACAGGCGAAATTCATGTCGTATAAGTTCCGTCAGGTGATCCCGACGCTCATCGAGCGGTTTGTCATCATTATCCTGGCCTACTGCGTAGAGCGGTGGATATTCGTTCACATCGACGTGCCACTCAGTTACATAGCCGCTGGCGTGGTATGCGCAGAGCAACTGCTGAGTATCGCAGAGAACAAAGCGTCTTGCCGACTGCCCGGCGACAAGCACGCTCGCGTGTGGAAGATGCTGGCCAAGGTACTCATCGACAAGACCGCGAGGCACTTTGATTGTGACACTTCGATATTGGAAGACGACCTTCAGCACATTGAGACGGGTGAGACGGTCATCGAGCGACCGAAGCGACCGAAAACCAAAAAGCGCGGGCCCGTCCCACCAGGAACGGCCACGGAAGACATTGAACCAATCAATGAAGATTTATGACGACAATCTATAAAGTTGGCTCTCGTGGCGATGGCGTGAAGATGCTCCAGCAGGCTCTGTGCAAGGCTGGCTACCCGATGATCTGTGACGGCATCTACGGTACTGTCACGCGCGACGCTGTGGTGGAGTTCCAAAGGAAGCACCACCTTGTGAGTGATGGCATCGTTGGCCCTGCCACCATTGCCCTGCTGCTGCCAACCGTCTTCCGCCTGAAGAAGTCTCGACGCACCATCAAGGAAATCATCATCCATTGCACAGACACACCCGAAGGCCGCGACTACACCGTGGAGCAGATTCGTGCCGACCACAAGCGTCAGGGCTGGAGCGACATTGGATATCACTATGTCATCTACCGCAACGGCCACATCGAGACTGGCCGCGATGTCGATCTGATTGGTGCCCACTGTCAGAAGGGAGGCCACAACACCTATTCGATTGGAGTGGCATACGTCGGAGGCTGCGAGAACAAGCCTGGTGTGCCCTACGAGAAACAGGTGCGCAAGGACACCCGGACGCTGGCGCAGAAAGCCGCCCTGATGAAGATCATCGAAGACTTGCATAGGCTTTACCCTGATGCAAAGGTCTATGGCCACCACGACTTCGACCCAGGGAAGCAGTGTCCCTGCTTTGATGCCAGTACAGAATACGCCTCTTTGTGATTTATTTATATATTGTAATAGTACGTTTTTCATTTTAACTTAAAGTTTATGGTTTTTAGTTATTCATAAGTAGTAATGATTGTTTTAGATTGATTAACCATCGAAGGCTCGCAGCGGCGAGCCTTTTTTTGTGCCAAAAAGTTTGCACGTTTCGGGATTATTTTTTATCTTTGCACCGACAAACTAAAAACAAAGGAACTATGAAGAAGATTATTACAATGTTAATGATGATCCCGTGTGTATTGACGGTGAGTGCGATCGAATTAAAAAACGGTATCTATGAAAGGCAGGTTGTTGAGCAGTTCGCAGATGTAAGTGCTCAGACATTATATTCGAGATCACTCGAAGGACTGAGCGACTGGACTGGCGTTAATGGTAAATCGACCTACGGAATAGACTATCAGGACAAAGAGTCATCAACGGTTATTTATAAAGGCAAGTTGTATCTTGGTTTCAAGAAGATGTTCGCCTTTCAGGGTTGGGATGTATGGGCTGAGTTCACTATGAAAATACGGTGTAAGGATGGAAGATCACAGATTACTATAACTGTCCCGTCTCTATGGTTTGAATATAATGTGAATGCCAATGCAAAAACATCCGTACCTCTCAGTCATATTAAGCCAGATTTCACGTATAAGGGTATGAACATAAAGAAAGCAGCCATTCAGTATATTGAGGATATACCAAAGGCTACAGATGATTTATTGGCTTATATAATTGCTAAACTCAATCAGGATATTGACGACTTCTAAATAATACAAAATTATAGAAAGGCGACCAGACAGGCCGCTTTTTTTTATGCCATTCGGTAAACCCCTGCACACTTTGCAGTGGTTAATTGTATGGCAGTATCTATCAATAATGGTGGCATTGAAATAACAGGTCTTTCAGAGTTTGAAGCAAAACTCCAAAAACTGAAGACCGACAACCCCGACTTCGAGAAACGACTTCGGGGTGTTATCCGTAAGATATTAGGTCATGCCCGTGCTAATTTGCGCAAAGACGCTGCCAGCGGTCTCCAGATGGAGAACGACCCGCGACATGCTTACAAGGCCGTCCGCTATGCTGTCTATAAGCGACTTTTTGGCGGTCAGGTGAATATCCTAAACAGCCGTAGGGCCGGAGCGGAAACGGGTTATCGCCCTGCCCGCACACTCACACCAGGACAGCGAGGCGGCAACCGCCGACAGCGCACATCCCGCAACCTCGACAAATATGAAGGCGTGGATCGTGGTTTCATTCTCCGCTGGCTCAATGACGGAATGACTAAGACCAATCCCCGCGTCATTCAATTCACCGAGAACGACCGACGCAAGGTTGACAAATGGAACAAACACCCGAATACAGGTAATCGCGGAGCCATCAAAGCCCGCAACTGGTTCAAGGGTGCATCGCTCAAAGAACTACAGGCCGTTGCAGGAGAGATGCAAGAACTCATCGACAAAGTAATCAAAGAAGAATTTGTGTAAGATATGGCAGCAGAAGTAATCACCAGGTTCAAACTCGAGACCACCCAATTTGACTCAAAGCTCCGAGATGCAGCGAAGGGGTTGAAAGAATATACTCACCAAGCAGAGTTGGGAGGTAAGAGTTTTACCGATTTTTCCCAAAAAAGCATCGAGGCAGCACGGTCGCTCGGTACAATAGCCAGTGGTGCCAACAACGCCAAGGATAAGGTAAAAGACCTTGTTGGTGCGTATAACGATGCCGCAAACGCTTACAACAAGCTGAGTCAGGAACAGCAGCAGAGCGACTTTGGAAAAGCCCTTGCACAGTCTATCGGTCAACTGAGTGACAGACTGAAGGAAGCGAAGCAGGAACTCTATGGCTTGGGTAATGCCGTTGACAAGGTAAAGAGTGGAGGTCTGTTTGGAGAAGGTGGACTTACGGGGATGTTGGCTGTTACTGGAGGTGATTTGTTGGCATCAGGGCTTAGTAAATTAGGATCAGAATTGGCTGATACGATTCAGCAGAGTATAGAACTTGCCCGGCAAGGGGAAGGGGTTCGTCTCGCTTTTGACAGACTGAATCAACCTGGACTACTTGACAAACTGAAAGAAGCAACCCACGGAACCGTCAGCGAGGTAGAACTGATGAAAGCCGCCATTAAGTTCGAAAACTTCAAACTGCCACTTGAGGACCTTGGGACATACCTCGCATTTGCCCAGCAGAAAGCGCAAGATACAGGCGACAGCGTTGACAACATGGTGACCTCCATTGTCAACGGTCTTGGTCGCCAGTCGGTGCAAATACTCGATAACCTCGGAATATCTGCATCCGAAATCAGAGACCGCATGAAAGAAGGTGGTGACATGACGCAGGTCGTTGCTCAAATCATTCGTGAAGAAATGACCAAAGCTGGCGATTATGTAGAGACCGCTGCCACTCGTGCCGCCCGTGCCGCTGCTGACGCTGCCAATGAAATGGAGAAACTCGGACAGAAGGCAGGCCCCGTTGCGGAGGAATGGTCTAAAACTTGGAACAGTATCAAGATGGGTTGTATTGAAGTCCTGAATTGGGGACTTACACCTATTGTTGACTCCATAAAAGACATCCGCGAGCTGTTGAGCGGTGAATATACGCTGAAGATTAGAGCCGATATTCCCAATCTTGCAGACGGCCCCATCAGCCCGTTCAACGACAAACCTGGCACCGATCACAAAGTAACTGCTCCTGGTGGTTACGTGGTAGTGACTGACAAGAATGGCAAGCAGATTGGCGCAAAGCATTTCGATAGCTTTGATAACGGTGCCGTTGACACATGGAAACAGACACTCTCCACAAAGTCAGGTCGTAGTGGAAGTCAGACCGATCCGACGGCAAAGATACAGAACTCATGGGACAAAACTTTTGCCACATCTGTGCTGAATGCCGACAAGATGAAGTCTGATGCCAAAGATATGCTCAGCCCTTATCAGATGATGCTGCCAGAAATCAAGAAAAATATTCTCGACATTAAGGATGCTGACCTTGGTGGTGCATTGGCAAACATTGGAAACGAGAAAGTCGTGAAAGAGATCAAAGACATGAACAATGCACTTGCACAGCAGAAGATGGCTTTCAATATGTCGGCACAGGCAGCATCCAACTTTGGATCGGCACTCTCGGCAATGGAAGACCCTTCCGCGAAAGCGGCTGGTACGGTAATTCAGGCCATTGCCAATATCATGTTGGGATTCTCATCGGCAGCTGCTCAGGCATCAAGCATGGGACCTTACGGATGGATTGCCTACCTCGCCGCTGGACTCGGTGCAGCGGCAACCACTATCTCGACCATCCACTCGCTGACTGGCTATGCCGAAGGTGGTATGATCAAAGGCAACTCATACAGTGGGGACAACATCGGGGGATTGGTTGACGGTAGCCAATTTGTCGGTTTGAACGCCGGTGAGATCGTGCTCAACCAGGCCCAAACATCAAATGTGGCGAACGCTCTTAAAGGGGGTTCCATGAGCAATATGCACCTGACGGCACGCCTCGACGGTAAAGACCTGTTGCTATCCATCGACCGCACGGGACAGACAATGGGCTACGGGCAACTTGTGTTTTTTAAATAACCAATAAAAACATCGATATGGCAGTATTAGGAAATACACTGATTATAGCACTCGAAGGAACGGCCATTGCCGCATCTAAGAATGCCGACATCGACAACGGCTGCGAGACGATTGAGATAGCATCGGCCAGTCAGAACCAGTGGAAGAAGTTTATAGCCGGACGCAGGGAATGGTCGGTATCGGTGGATCGTATCGTCATGGCGACATCGGATGTTAGTACAGACCTGCTGCGGGTCGGCACGACCTACACCCTCGCCGTGATGAGCGGATCGACGGTCATTATAAGCGGCAGTGCCATCTGTACCCATGCCAACGTGAAGACTCCCATCAATGCGATTGCCAAATGTAGTCTTCAGTTCAAAGGCACCGACGCACTCAGCACGTCATAAGTAAACCCACGCACGGGATTGGCGCGATATGAAAAGAATGTTATGGCAATCCACTGGCAGATTAAATTCCATTCGCTCAGAGCCGACACGCAGTACACCGTCAATATCTATGACTCGACGTACAGCGGCAGCAACCCCATCCAGTTGAAGGGTGGGGCGCAGCCGTTTACCACCCAGGAAGATAGCGACGCAGACCCATTCTGTCCCGTGCGCAAGCAGAGCGGTTCGATTCATATCGTGGATGACGGCCTCGATGCCAACGGCCACGCCTGGGACTGGCGCACCATCGTGCCGATGACCGACACCGCGCGACCCGTGACGCTGACAAATGCTGGCGGCACAACACTCTGGCACGGCTTTATGCAGGCACAGAATTACGGTGGCGTGCTATATGGAAACCCGCAGGAAAGGGAGTTTCCAGTGCAGTGCCCTCTGTCGGTGCTCGGGGCCATCGACGTGGATTACCAACAGTCCGCCATCCAGAACTTCGCCTATCTGCTCAACTATATCGTCGGCTCGATCCCTACATTGAATATCGAGACGGTGGTGATCCAGGGCGGCAGTGACGCGCAGGCATGGCTGCTGAAGAAGTTAGACTGGAACAACTTCGTGACTGAGGATGAAGACGGCGTGTTCTCCGCCCGCTATAAGCTCGATCAGGTGTTGTCGGACTTCTGCCAGTTCTGGGGATGGACGGCCCGCACATTCCGCCGCACGCTCTATCTGACCTGTGCCGACGACACGGCAGAGACTTCCTTCCTGACGCTGACCCGCCAGCAACTCGAAACGATGGCAGGCGGATCGGCGGCAGGCACAACTGGCGGCGCATTCACCACGATCCCGCTCACGGGCGACATCTTCGCCTCCACGAGCAATGACGACTTCCAGCAGCGCGGGCCGTCGAAGGCCACCGTGAAAGCCGATGTGAATGCCAACGACCGCGTGGTGAAGGTGTTCCCCGTTTCTGTGGAGAAAAGTCTCGAAACGAACGGATGGACATGGGTACAAGAACAGGGTGAAGACCTTGTGGGCTATTTCGAGACTAATAGCCATTTGAGCAGTTTCGATACGGCAATCCTCTCCGGCACCAGGAACTCCAACCAATGCTATTTCTCCCGACGTCAGATATACACCAGCAAAGACTCTGACGCACCTGTAGATGCCGACATGATGGTGTTTAAAAACATCGCCAATTACTCTGAACCATATTTCTCCCTTCAGACCAAAAAAGCGATGGCCTTTGCAGGCGGTTGTCTTAAGATCAGCGGCACAATATATACTGGTGCCAGGGTGACAAGTTGGGTGGAGAGTACACGACTGAGAATGCGTATCGGAATAGGTATGTATCGCGCATCTGCACGTTGGTTCTATCTTGATCCAAATATTGGCGGCATTCTAATTGACAGCGGGTGGTCACAGCAAGGAACCGCGAAATGGTGTAATGGCGGTGTGGTTGGAGGCAATATCAATGGTGTTGCAATGGTTGGAACAGGCGCAGTATTGTACCATGTATTTTATTTCCCATCTATACCAGTCACCGACAGCGATATGAACAATCTGTACGGCTATGTGTTTGTGGATATTGGTGATTTTGTCTCTAACAATGTGGCATCAGAAGGGTTTGAAATCGCTGACCTTACAATTACATATACCAGGGATGGATATGTTCTTCCGCGAATACTTGGAGAGACCCGTGGCCGTGAGGTGAAGGAGGAGCGTGTAACATCGAAGGAATACAAGGCCACGAACAATACGGGTACAGGCATGGAGTGGAATGCTGACTGTATCTATGCCAGCGACAATAATATGAAGTATGGCTACGGCCTGCTGATGAATGCCGACGGTACGTTTCTGGAGAAAGTTGCGTACAACGGCACTAATGAACACCCGGAACAGCACCTTGCCAACCGCGTATCGAACTACTGGCAACAGTCGAAGCGCATGGTATCTCCTGATCTTCGTTACAACGAGACGGTGCCCATCACTGGCGGCACGTTCGCCCTGAAGTCGCTCACACCTCAGTATAAGGTAATACTTGACGGCACGACGCTCTATCCCATCGCCTTCTCGAACAACTGGCGCGACGACACGATGAAACTAACCCTTTTGCAGATGTAACGACTATGAAGCAATTATCAAGACTCGGCATACAGCGCATGATCGACACCTCTGGCTCCGCAGGTAGCGGCGGCAGCGGCGGAAATGACATATCGCTCGCAGGATACGCGACTGAGGCGTGGGTTGAAGATAACTACCTTTCCAAAGAGTTCTTCCTTCGCTTGTTCGGCATCCACGGTACGGATGATAACGACGATCCTGTGGATGTGGAGCCCAACGACCCAGATACGACCATCACCGACATAGAGGCCATGTTCGGATTTTGGACTGAGCAGTATATCAGTGCCCTCGGCCAAGGCTCTGGCGGTGGCGGCGGTGGCGGTTCTGACACGCTGGCCGACCTGATAGATGTGGAGCTGACCAACCCAGCTGCAGGTCAGGTGCTGAAATACAACGGTACGAAGTGGGTAAACTCGGCAGCATCGGCAGGCACGGTGACCAGCGTGGGCATGTCGGTGCCTACGGGCTTCGCCGTGACGGGCTCTCCGATCACAGTCTCTGGCGTGCTCAGACTCTCTTTTGCCGACGGCTACAGCCTGCCGACGACGGCCAAGCAGACCAACTGGGACGAAGCCTACACATGGACATCGGTGCCGCGCACCACGCTGGCCGACTACGGCATCACCGATGCCAAGTTTGGCACACCAGGAACCGACAGCATCCCCATCACGCTCGGATCTACGACGCAGAGTGTGCTGACGCAGCACCAGAGCCTGGCGAACTACTACACCAAGAGCGAGACCGACGGCAAGTTCCTGACGATCTCCTTCTTCCGCTCGCTGTTCAAGGCTTACACCTCAAACAATACGGAGGTGCAGCCAAACGACGGCAGCACCTCGACCATCGCCAGCATCAAGGCTATGTTCGGATTTTGGACCGAACAGTACATAAGTGCACTCGGCCAAAGCTCAGGCGGTGGCGGTGGCGTGACGCTGAACCAGCCTCTGCTCGGCATCAACTCCGCAGGACTCTCAGCACCTTCATCCGCTGGTATCGGACTGGTGTTCAACGGCTCGGCATGGGTCTATACCAATGCGGCCAGCATGAGCGTCTATGGCCTCACCGTGTCAAGTACATTGCAGGCTTACAATGCCATCTTCGGTAGCACTGTGTCTGGTGCTGCTTTTTCTGCCACTGGCGGCGGCTTCTCAGTAAGCGGGAAGGACAACACATACGTCCTTCTTGCTGGCGGTGGCACGAAACTATTGTCCGAAATTGGCGGCGGTGGTGCAGTGAACTCCATCACGCTTGGACAGGGTGGCACGAATTACACACCCGACGCAAGCGGAATCGTCACCCTTCCACCTTACCCGTCTGGAACGGTAACGAGCGTGTCGTATAACAATGGGACTCCAATTACACCTGTAAGCGGAACAGTCAGTCTTGGTTCTCTGTGCGTGAAAGTCAAGTTAGGAACCACCGACTACACAGTGTCATCTGCTGGTGTTGTCTCCCTTCCTGCATATCCCAGCACCAGCGGCCTTGTCTCGTCTGTAGTCATCGGTGCAAACGGTACACCAATATCACCCGTCAACGGTGTGGTAACGCTGCCTGCCTACCCGTCGAAGACCTCGCAACTGACGAACGACTCTGGCTTCATCACAGGATATACTGACACGAAGAACACGGCGGGTTCTACCAACAAAGTCAACACTAAGATGTACCTTGTCGGCGCAGAGTCACAGGGAGCCAACCCACAGACGTATTCCAATGAATCATGCTACATCGGCACTGACAACTGCCTGTATAGTGGAGGAACGAAAGTTCTCACGTCTCACCAGTCGCTTGCAGGATACGCAACGCAGACATGGGTGCAGCAGCAGGGGTACACTACCGTCAACTCAAGCAGTGTCATCACCATAGGCGGACTGAACATCGTCACTGGCAGCGGTGTAACAGGAGGCGCAAACATAGCAGGAAAAGTCGGTATTGGCGGCGTTGCCAATTCGAGCTATTACCTTTTAGTGTATGGAACTACACGTCTGAACAACATGGAGCTTGGCGAGGAGACCACCATCTCTACAGTGACATGCGCAATGATAAAGACGAGGAGTTCAAGGGGTATATATGTAAATACTGGCACTTCCCCAAACTATGTTGATGGTACATGGTCTAACGCATCTGACATTCGCCTGAAAGACATTGTGAGTAACGTAGGCGCGAGTATTGATCAGATAGCCAATGCGCCAGTGTTTAACTTCCGTTGGAAGGCTGGCGGAACTCAGGTTATGCTCGGAACGAGCGCACAGCACTGGCGCGATGTGTTCCAGTTCGGTGTGACTGAAGGCCCGAACACCTATCTGTTCATGGACTACGGGGCAACGGCACTGGCTGCGGCTGTCATCACGGCACGCACTGTACAGACGCATGAGCAGAGGATTGCGGCTCTGGAGGCAGAGATTACAAGATTGCAGAAGGAATTGAACGAAATAAAAGCAGCATAAAGATATGGGGTATAATTCTGGGACAAAGAAGATAACAGCACCTGTTGGCATTGCCGACGTGCAGCACGCCCTGGGAGACGCGAGTACCGACGTGGGTTCGCTTTGCAAGTCGGCCAACATCAATATGTGGGCGAAGTACAAGCCGGTTGTTAAGAACTTGATTAACACCTACCCGCAGCTGAAATCAGACCTAACGTGGAAGAACATCAACGGCAGCGGCGGTCTTGGAACGGATGCTTGGTTCATGGCTACGGCTGGAAACTTCGGTCTGACACCGTTGGCCGTGTCTTACAGCACTGACGACAACCGTATGCTCACTGCTCTCAACACGCTCGCCAACGAGAAAATCGACGGAGGGCTTAACGGCTGGACATACACCAGACCGAGCGGCGGTTCTTCTTCCCCATACAGGCTGATAGACTTCAATGGCTACTATGCGGATGCTCCAGAACCTGTCAAGTCGGTGTCTGGCATGCCGATAGTGACGGCTTCGAGCAGCTCTTCATGGTCGTACAGCGTTCAGATGATGGGTTCAGCGATCAACGACGTGACTGGCGACATCGACGCAAGAGACTACCTGCTGGCATCGGATGCGATAGGCACCTGCTACATCGGCATCGCCATCTTCAAAATGTATCAAGGCACCTATCAGGCGATGGCTTGGAGCACAGACAACTACTGGACAGGCATAGGTCTGGCCTCCTCGGGCGACGGAACTGTGACCGCAGGAACCAATCGAGTCAGTGCTACGTTCGCCAAGGACACGACCTACTATGCCATTCCTGTGTTCTTCTCTGAGCAGCTGCCACAGGAGGAGACATTGGGGAGCGTGACCACTAAGATATACGGCTACTCTAAGCAGCCAGCACTGACTGGCACGCCAGTCAAGAAGATATGGACTGTGCCGTTCACCGACTTCGTGCCGTTTACAACGGTACTTGCATCTACCTCGCAGCGATGGGGACTTCCAACAGCCACAAGTCACGTTATCGGCATGGTTGGCTACATAACTAAGCTGTACCTCGACCGCACGACGGACGCAGCCTATTACAACGCCAGGGGAAGCGTAGTTGTGGAGTTCGCAATGGTGAACGAGCTGTGGAACGAGTCTAACCAGTACACCTCATGGCCAAGCGGCTCATACGTCGGCTACACCTCGCAGACGCTGAACATTCAGACAACTGGCGTGAACATCCCGCTGAACAACGACTCCTACTACTCGCCAGCACTCACTTCCGGCCACACATGGAATCTGGTGGTCATCGTGGATGGCGAGATAACGAAGATTCTGCTCCGTCAGTACCAAGACCCGAATGCACCAGTATCACAATAAATCTTTTATTAACAACTAAAAAATTCAAAATTATGGGAACATTTACAATTACAAGCAGTAACCTCCAGGATGGTTACAACTACAAGGACAGCGCAGTCATCGTGACTGGAAGTTACAACAAGGATGCTACTACCAACACCCTTCAGAACGTGAGCGGTCAGGTGTACCGTCAGAATGCACAGGGCGAGCAGGGCGATTATATCGGAAACTTCAACGGCTACATGCGTGACGGCGAAATCCGCTATTCCATGAGCGAAATGAGCCGCAGAGACTTCAACCTCGTATGGGATGCCATCGAAGGCATCGAGCCATACATCACAGGCCAGAACGCTAATTCAGAGGAGTAACAGAAGGAGGACGGAACTATGAAGATTACAACAAAGACTGATAATGTGATCGCCGTTTATCGCGTACTTTCTCAGGCCACGACAACTAAATTGGATGATGGAGACAGGATCAAGGTTTGGAAAATAGGCCGAAAACTGAGACCTACATTCGTGAAGTTCGAAGAAGAACTGAAAGATGCTTCTGAGAAGTTCAAGCCAACGATTGACGGCTTCGACAAGCAGTTGGAAAAGGTGCAGAGTTATGAGCGCATGATCCGATTGCCGAATCTTGACGCAACGACATTGCCAATCGGTGCCGCTGAGTATAACCAGTTCATAGTTGACGTGATGACTCCATATAACGACATGGTGAACAATGCCATGAAGGAGTTCACAGACAAGGATATTGAACTGGAGTTCGACGGGTTGACAGAGGAAGTGTTTTGTAAACTTGCATCGGAAAACAAGTGGACTATTGATCAGCAGGTGAAGATCAGTGAGATTATCGTGGGATAATCATTCACGTACATTTAAAAAGGCTCGCAGCGATGCGGGCCTTTTTTTGTGCCCGAGCGTGAGCAGTAAACCCACGACGGGTTTTCTGCGGTATAATAAAAAGTAGATTATGAAGTGGCTATCGCTTGACAGCATTAAGCGCAATTCGCGTATAGAAGACGATTACGAAAACGAGCTATTGACCTCGTATGGTCAATCGGCAGAGGACACCGTGCTGAACTACCTGAACCGCTCGTATCAGGACGTGATAGAGCAGTATGGCGGTATCCCGGAACCCGTGGCACAAGCCTCGCTGATGCTCGTAGATACATGGTATCAGCACAGGTCGCCTATTGAGTCCATCAACATCTCATTGGTGCCGTACACTTTCGATATTCTGCTGAAGCCATACATGAAGTTGACCTCACGAGACGAGGAAGGCATGGAGGTGTTCACGCTCGGATCGGACGTGAAGATACTGGTTGACGCAGAGCTGTCGGACGGTATGAAGATGGAGGACGTGGACTTCGACGTAACGGTGTATAATGCCGACATGAAGGACGTGCAGCATGAATACACCAAGGCGCAATGCCTGCTGACCACCGACGGAAACTATATCGTGCTGGTGGACTCCGAGGATCTGGGTATCGGCCTGTATATGGTGAAGGTCACTTTCAAGATTCCCGACACCGACTACGTGAAAGGCTATCGTAAGGAGGTGGTAAGGATTAATCCACATGTAAAAGTAACAGGATAAAAGATGAGAGCAACGGCAAGAGTGGTTGGCTGCTCGGTAAGGGCAAAAGCAAGCGGTATCGTAAGAGGAAGTTCGATGGCGTTTGCGTTGCCGATGGGTATCCGCGCCACCGCATCAGCGACCGACATGACAGGTATATCGAAGTATCTGCGCGTCACGCCGGAAACGCCACAGCAGCTGATATGGCTGGTGCCTCAGTATGGTATCGACTATTACGTGGAATCAAATACGGATTGGAACATCAAATAATCAATAAAAACAGAAAGATATGGCTTATTCAGCATGGCTCATCCCGAGCAAGACACAGGGATCAGGAAACGATACCGTCAACGTGACGGCGGGTTCGGACAATACGGGACGAAACTCCCGCAGTACCAACATGACCTTTAAGGCAGCTAACTGTGAGGACGTGGTTCGCCAGGTGACGCAGGCGGGTAAACCCGAGTTCGTCACGATGCAGGCTTCGGCAGCTCTCGACAAGGCCGGTGGCACCATCACCATCACGGGTACGACCAACTCTTCGAAGTTGACGTTCAGCCTTGCCAGTGGTGGCACGCTGGAGCTGACCCTTCCCGCGACTTACACCGCCAACAGCGTGAGCACGAACAATGGCGCGGCTATCAGTGGCGACCCAGGAGCAGCCACCGAGTTCCCGTTCTCCATCCAGTTCGCCAACGTGGGGGCCAACCCGACGATCAACGCGAAGACGTGTCAGTTGATTGTGACAGACGATGCGGGAAATACCGCCACCTGTACCATCACGCAGGCCGCTGGCGATCCTACACTCTCAGTATCTCCGGCAACCGTAACGCTCGATTGGGATGCTTACACCGAAGGCACAAGCGCATCGTTCAGCGTAACGTCTAACACTAACTGGACGATTGAGTAGTGTATGGCTACCCTGACTATCCCTTGGAACGACGGCAACGGCAACATCATCCTGACCTACACAGGCCAGGGTGATGGAACCGTCACCGTGCAGTCCTCTACCGACAATCTCGGTCAGCCGCGTAGTCAGGTCATCACGCTGAAGACAACGGGAGAAAACCCCGCGACGGCCACGGTGACAATCATACAACCGACGGGGCGCAAGCTCTTGTTGAGCGGTCAGTATCACAAGCTCGTATCGGCAGACAACCACGAACTATGGGTACTGCCGACTCCGACGAGCCAACTCATCAGCAGTCAGGACCACCAACTCGTATCTTCAGACGGTCATGGCCTCGTGGCATTCACAGACGAAAATAACAATTAAAAAAAAAGATTATGGATAATTACAATCTTCAACAGACGGATGCGAAAATACAGGCCATCCTCAATAAAGTCCAGCCAGTGGTTGACGACAACACCGTTGCAGGCTTCGGCAATGGATATGCTATCAGTACGACGGCAGGAGCAACGGCAGACAAAGAAGTGACTATCAACGGATTCACACCGACCATCGGTGGTGTGTTCAGCGTTATGTTCCAAAATGCTTTTTCAGCCAGTGACCCAACGCTGAATGTCAGCAACACGGGAGCAAAGGACTTGATGCTGTTCGGCTCCGCACTGCCAGCAGCATTTGTCACAGCAGGAACGATCCTCACGCTCACCTACGACGGCACCAATTACAATGTCATTGGTCGCCTGAATGACATCACCGTGAAATCAACGCTTGAATCCACAGATTCACCGCTATTACAGGATGCCAACGGTAACTTCATCAAGTCCACTCCAGCCGCCCTTGCATCACTTCTGGGCGTGACTACAAAAGCAAATACAGCTTTAATCAACGGCTTTTATTATATCGCTTACCCAGGTATATATGGGGTGCTTTATGATCCAATAAATCTCCCAAACAAGTTGATAGTATCTAATTCTCTAAATGGAAAGGCTTATGAAACTACAATGACTGAACGGATTGGTTAAAATAAAAGCGGAGTATTAAGCTCCGCTTTATTTATGTGAAAGATACTATCTTTACAAACGTTTCATTAGTATTATCAAAAATATACAAGCCTTTACCCCCTGCATCGTTTACCTGAGAATTATAAGCTAAGATTGGGCGGTTATAATTACCAGTATGTGATCCATCGTATAATTTAATAAACGCTGCCTGACCAGGAACGTTTGCAATTTGTGTATTCGAGGGTGATGTATATAAACCTGCCGGAGCAGTAACAAGACTACTTAGGCTACTTATTTCACCTCTATAGTAAGCCACTCCGCCCAGAAAAGGTACAGGAAATGGAACATGGTCATCATGGAAAACAATTGTTTCATTTACATAAATTAAAGGTGGGTCAATAACCCACCTTTATTATGTTGCAGCAACTGTTTTTTGAAAACTGTGACCAGCTGAATCAATACTGGGCGATATAGGCTATTGGAAGGCTCACGGAACCATTACTTCAATGGATAATATTTTATGGGGCGATAATGGATATGGAACTGTTCAAACAGGTCCAAGTAATTATGGAGGTGTCTTTCTAAATTTTAAAGTTGGCATTCAGGTAGTTTTTGATTATACTAACGGAGTATATGTAAGAAACGCTGCTTCTGGAGCATGGAGTCAGTGGAGAACATTACAATAATAAAAGGAGGGTTGCCCCTCCTTTTACTTTTTATTAATCAATATAAGCTACGAATTTCCACTCTGGGCGTGCTGTCAAAGGTTCTTTCTACCCCAACAAATAAAGACTTAAACAATATTGAAGCATCAGGCACAACCTCTATAACAGGTTCAGATTGGACTAATGGGCCATCTTCCCAATTCTACGGTGTGGTTTTGAGTATATACTATCATACAAGTATTGTAACATGGAGCGCACAATTTGCTTATTATTGTGATCAAGCAGACAACAATAAATATAAATTTGCTGCAAGGAATTATAGAATAGATGGTACAGGATGGAGCGCATGGAAAGCAGTCGCTCTTACATAAAAAAAGGTGGGCAAGTCCCACCTTTTTGTTTAGAATGTCATCTTATGTCCATTTATATATACTTCATCATTTTCAGTTATGTAAAATGGATGAGTTGACCGTGAAGCATTATAAATACAGAAGTTATTGTCATTTGATAGTCTTTGTGTTCCAATCCACCATTTTTGTGCGTTACATTCCAATCTTATATTGCCACCATTAGGTTCGCTACCTCTTTGATTATTAATAACAAAAAGTTTATCTGTTACTACGTCAACTCCGCCCAGAATCACCAAGGAACTGGGCGGAGTATATACATCATTAAGTCCAAATACAGATGTAAATAATATTCTTGATACCGGTATATATTTTGTATATGATTCCAGCTGTTTAAACCTTCCAAGTAATACAAGATATGGGATATTGATTGTATTTGCTGTCAGTGGTTATTATAGGATTCAGATGTACTATAAGGCAGAAGATATTATGGGTGTATTTGTGAGAGCAGGAAAGTACAATCAAGGAGTATATACTGAATGGAAAGAAATATAAGAAAGTGGAGTTAATGCTCCACCTTTCTTATACTTGTTTCCATGACATTGTTTCAACAGAACTACCATATCCAACTGCTCTATATCCATCATTAGCTCCGGCTATACCTACAAATCTATTTGAAACATCAAAAGGTCTAAATATTATTGCTGCTCCGTAGCTATGACCTTCAAAAGGAGTGGGAATAACTGTACTCCATACCAACGTTTGTTCTACGCCCAGAGAATAACGTGGCATAATCTTCTGGGCGATAGTAGGGCGTATGTTGGTGTTGGAGAGACGCCAATAAATTTGCAAAATCATATCTCAGATGGTGTGTATATTGTTAGACTTGATGCTGGACCTTTCTATGGAATCCTCATCTACAACAAAGATCAAAGTATTACAATGTTAAGTCCTGATTTTGATGCAAGAATTTCTATTAGTAGCTACAATATCACTTCAAAATCAGCATATAATTATTATATAAGCGTTTCTAAAATATAAAGGTGGGAGATTTTATCCCACCTTTATTTATTAATTCGGCACTTTGATTATAGTATAGCGAATACCTATTATATAATTGCTGCTATTTGTAAGCGTCCGTCCACTTATCGTGCAACCAAAGTTCGTTCCTTTATACAGGACATTACTGCCAAACATAACACATCCGGCATCACCTCCATTAGATCCGTTATATAACAAATACAACCAATAAGAGGATTCTGATGGAAGGGTATAACTCTCTTTTCCTTGAATATTAAACTGTCCTCTCAGCACGCCCAGAACTGAGGCATGGTGGTATAAATGCGGGTTATTTAGGTGGTTTTGGTGGCATTAATATTAAAAGATTTTAAAAAATCGCCACACAAAGAACAACAATGGCGGTTTTTGCGTATCTTTGCGCTCGACGGATAGCCGGAAGTCATGAGCCGAGCGAAAAGGTAAGCTAACAGCCCTGCCGTCGTTTAAAATCTGTTAGCATAAACTTAAAATGTTAGCACTATGTTACACAAAATTGTCTATGACGTGATTTTTAATCCGTCGAAAAAGTACAGCCGTACAGGTGACGGCATGATTGTTATCCGCGCCTCTCAGGGAAAGAAGTCTGTTGACATTCCTACCAACATCTTCTGTCAGTCGAAACAATTCTCGGACGGTTACATCAATTCACTCCATCCGCAGTTTGATGGACTGAATGCCATGATCAACCAAATCATGCTTGACATCCAGGCTACGGAGATCGAGGCTTTCCGCAAAGACATCAACATGACCGTGCAGCGGCTCTATTCGATGTATGTCGAAGCATTAAACACGTCTGTTCCACTTGATAAGTTTGCGGAAAATGTTCTGAAGTATTCATCCAATCGCAAGGAGGTGACGAAACGGACATACCGAGATGTCATCAAGAATGTATATGAGTTCTCACCGAATATTTCGATGGACGACATGGATATTCAATGGCTGAAGAAGTATGAACAATGGATGTATGCGCACGGAAATTCAGACTCGACGGTATGGGGTCGCATGAAGGTGTTGCGTGCGTTTTTCAATGAAGCTATCAAGCGCGACTTGCTAAAACCTTGGCAGACCCCATTCAGGCTATATGAGATTCCAGAACTCCGATACCGTACCGATGTCATCCGATTTTCGGAGATGGAAGAGCTGCTCAATTATCGCTTTGAAGATGCGAAGTTACGACGGGCGCGAGATTTCTTCCTATTATCGTGTTACACAGGTCTTCGATACAGCGACATGATACGACTGACATCAGACCACATCCGACAAGTAGGTGAAGAAATATGGCTCACCATCAAGACCTCAAAGACAGGCAAGCTGGTACAGATTCCGCTTACCATCATCTTCTATGGGAGGGCCATGCGGATTCTCAGCAAGTATAAATCCGTTGAAGAACTTGTGAATTATTGCCAAAACACAACCATCAACCGAAAGCTACACGAATTATTCTCTATTTGCAAAATCGGTGGTTCTCAGCACATCACCGTTCACACCGCACGCCGGTCATGCGTCACAGGCCTGGCCGACTTCGGTGTGAATGTCTATACCATTCAGCGCATCGTTGGTCATGCTCGCCTGACCACCACTCAAAAGTATATACAACTATCAACAGCATCCATCGAGGCTGATCTGCGCAAGGCATTCCCAAGGGACCGTGAGATTATTATCCCAAGTCCTGTCCCGATGCCACCAGAGATAGAGTTCTGTGAAGCTGAAGAAATCAACTAACCTTCTAACAAACCCATAAGCGGGAGCGACTGTTTGCTGTCAGTCGCTCCCGCTTTTTTTTATCTTAAATCAACAGTAAACCCAAGCCCATGAATTGCCCGATAGAAAAAGGTAATTTATGGCATATTCATCAGGAATGCTTTCAAAACGAATCACGATTGCGAAGCGCAAGAGTGACACACAGGAAACCTTCGGAAAGTCAGGACAGCCGAAGTATGAGATACTTGGCACCTTTAACGCTAACGAGACCTTTAACAAAGGTACAAAGTCGCTGCGTGAAGGTGCGCTTGACGCTTACGATACGGTGATGTTTCGTATGCGCTACAATTCCCAGGTTGATCGTTGGTGTCTGCTCAAGTACCACAACAAGTGGTATCAAATTACATCCTTTAACGAAGATTTCCACGACAACCAGATTCAGATCACAGCCGTAGAAATGGCTAACCAAAGCGTGAACATCGTGGAGCCATACAATCCGAGTGCATCGGCCATCAGTGGTGGCAGTAGCCAGTCGCATGAAGTTGGATAAAAACGAAATATACAGGAACTATGAAGAAAGAAACGAGACCAATGAGATTCGGCGATGGCGAGTTTGTGGTGGCGATTATCCACTACAACACGCCGGAGCTGACGCGGGCTTGCATCGGCTCGCTGATTTATAATGGCGGAGTCGAGGACCGGCTGCGCATTGTGGTGTTTGACAATTCGGACAGCAAGCCGTTTGGTGATGCAAGCGGTGTGACGGTCATCGACAACACGCAGGGGCAGGTGATTGACTTCGACAAGGAACTGGCAAAGTTCCCGGAGCGCGACCGTTCCATCGGCTGTGCCAAGGGCTGCGAGTTTGGCAGCGTTAAGCACATGATGACCGTGCAAAAGTTGTGGGAACTGATACCAACTGGCTTTGTGCTGATGGAGAGCGACATCATGATTGCCAAGCCGATTGCAGGGTTCTGGCGACCAGAGTATTCATTTGTCGGCTATGCGCAGAAGGCACAGCCGCACAACCCGTTCAACATCGGGCGAGTGTTGCCGATGCTCTGCTATATGAACGTGCCGCTGCTGACGAAGCATGGTGCAAGGTACTACGACCCTGAGCGCACCTACGGCCTGCTGCCTGGTGGCCGACAGAACCGCAACAACTGGTATGATACGGGTGCCGTGATGCTGGAGGATATTCTGGCAAAGCGTCCGCATCTGAAGGGCTTGCACGAGGACATCCGTCCGTATGTGGTGCATTACGGCTCTGCATCATGGCAAAAGAACGACGAAAAGGCACACCAGCAATGGATTGAGGCCAACCGCCACATCTTCCCCAATGAAGAGCGCATCAAGGAAACCACTGACCGATTCCACAAGCATATCGAGGAAACACGAGAGCCTGAAGGTGTGGCTATCTGTGCCATTGTTCGCTGTGAGAACAAGTACCTGCGTGAGTGGATAGAGTGGCACAAGGGCTTGGGCGTGGAGAAGTTCTTCATCTACGACAACGGCCACGGCAACGACGAGAACCCGCGCGACGTGATTGGCGACGATCCGCAGGTGGTGATTTACGACTGGCGCGACCGCGACGGCAACACTCAGTGCGAGGCTTACGACGAGTGCTACCGCGAGCACGGCAACGAGTTCGCTTGGATGGGATTCATTGACATTGACGAGTTTGTGCAGAGTTATATGCCGCTGCCTTATATGCTGAACACGTTGCAGGCTGACGTGGTGGCTTTCTCCTGGCGCATGATGACCGACAACGGACTGGTGCATTACGACCCGCGACCAGTGCAAGAGCGATTCACACAGCCAGCCGAAGACCTGAAGCCTGAGTCGCAGTTTGTGAAGTCGTTTGTGCGCAGAGGCATTGAAGGGCTATCGTTTGACCGAGACCCACACATGCCACACCATCCAGCCTTGGAGGTGGTGAATCCTGACGGCGGCAAGGCTCCGCAGTGCTCAGTTGGCACGGGTAGCCGAGAAGTGGCTTGGATAGACCACCACTTCACGAAGACTGCCGAGGAGTTTGCACAGAAGGTCAGCCGCAGTTGGCCCGCCATTCACGATGAGCGTATCATCGAGAAAGAGAAGAACGCTGTCAATCATTTCTTCAGGTTCAACGAGCGCACGCCGGAAAAGGAAATTATTCTTGGTGTTCGTGAGGCAGAGAACGAAACTCCTGCGGTGGTTGTTGTACCAGAAGAGAAACCGAAAAAAGCTGCGAGTAAACCCAAGACCAAGAAATCTACGAATAGAAAAGGCAAATAAGTATGGATAATTTCTTTATCAATATGTTCCGAAAGCGCGAGGTGCAGCCAGTTCCGGGTGTTCCCGTCACGACTGATCCGAACCATCCGAGCAACCAGCCGAAGGTGACGGGCGGCTCGTTCGAGGAGCGCATCGTGTATGTGCAGAGTCCGCAGGTGGCTCTCACGGTTTCGCCCGTGTTCCGTGCGCTCAAATTGATCATGGACACGATGGGCGTGATGCCGGTGCAGTACAGGAAGAAGGACACCATCGGCGGCAACTTCACCGAGGACATGCGGGGGCTTGGCAAGCGCATCAACTATCTGTTGCAGGTGGAGCCGAACCCCATCACGACGGCGGCTGACCTGTGGAAGCAAGTGACGTACAACCAGCACATGCGCGGCAACGGTTTTGTGTATATTGAGCGTGATGAGTTCGGGTTCCCGTACCGTCTGTGGCTCTGCCGCATGGGTGAGTACAACATCATGACGGGCCGCTACAACTTCATCATGTACCTCTCGGACGAGGGCTACGTGGAGAAGACCGACGTGCCGCGTTCGGACGTGATGCACTTCCCGAACACGTACCGCTATCAGAACGGCTTCTGGGGCATGTCAACCCTGGAGTTTGCCAAGGGCGAGCTGGGGCTGATTAAGACCAACAAGCAGCAGTCGCTGGAAACGGCTGCGAAGGGTGGCCGCGTGAAGGGCTTCATCTCCGAGGAGCAGCCCGCAAGCGGACAGGGCACGCTGGCATTCGGCATGTTCAACAAGGGAGCCACAGACGACTACGCCAAGGAAATCAACACCAAGGTATATCAGCAGGACATCGTGGCCCTGCGAGGGCTGGAGAAGTTCCAGAACATCTCGATGACCGCTCAGGACATGCAGATAATCGACCAGTTGCAACTCTCCTACGACGACGTGGCCCGTTACTTCGGAGTGCCGCGCCCGCTGCTGATGCTCGATACGAATAGCCACTACAACGACTATCAGAACGCCACGATGGAGTTCCACACGCGAACCATCCTGCCCGAAAAGGCAGACCGCGAGAAGGAAATCTATCGCAAGATAGACCTCGACCCGCAAGGCCACTACGGTATGCGCGACATCCACATCTGCGAGAAGCCACTGCTGGCGATGGACCCCGAACGACAGGCGAAGGTGGATCAGTTGCTGTTGCAGAACGGCACGAAGACCCCGAACGAGATTCGTCAGGAGCACGACATGCCAGCCGTGGAGAACGGCAACACGCCACTGGCTTCGGCCAACCTCATGACGCTGAAAGCACTTATCGCCAAGAGCGACGCAGGCACCCAGCTGAAGCCCGGCAACTACACCGTGGCAGAACCCGCCAAGGAGGGCGAGGGCGAGAAGTGAGAAAAACATCGTCACGTGACAATCTCGAAACTGCGACGTGGCAAATAAAATCTGCCACGTGACGACCGAAAACTGGCACGTGCCAAAAATAAATCGGCAAAAGCCATTTTGAAAATGGCAAAAGCCAAATTAAAAACGGCAAAAGACAATGAATATGACACCAAACCCGACACGAGAGGAAATCGAAGCCCTCGAAAGAGAGATTCAGAAGAAACGTAAGCGCGACGTAAGACGCGCGGTAAACCCAGCGAGAGTGTAACGATGGCAAAGGAAGAAATGATAGCAAAGCAGATTGCTGAAATCAACCAACATATCCGAGACGGTGTGAACCAGTGGGCAGACACGATGCTGACGGCTGACGCTGACCAATGGGCGGTACACCTGAACTACTTCCCGCGTGACATCGTGAACGCTTGTATGATATTCCAACACATCTGCTCGAATGTCGGCATCAAGGCTGGACGTATCGACGAGGAAAAGGCAATGGAATACGGTAAGCGGCTCCGTCAGTTGGTCATCGACATGACAGGCTACGACCCTGCCGACATTGTGAGCCAAATGAAGCCGAGTAAACCCCAGACAGGTAAATGAACGATAAGTAGTAACAAGTTTTTCAAGATTGAGATATGAAACAGACACGATTTATTCCGATTGAGACTTGTGGCTTGCAGGTACGCGAGCCGCAGGAAGGACAAGAGATGAGCCGCGAAATCGAGGGCCGTCCCATTGTCTTCGGTGTGCGTTCTGTCAACCTTACCCCGTGGTCATCCACTCGTAAGGTGTATGAGATTCTGGAGCCTGGTTGCATCAGCCGCGAACTGTTGCAGAAGTCGGACGTGATTCTCAACCTGAACCACTCGAACATGGTGCCCGACGTGCTGGGTCGCTACCGCAACACGGACAAGGACACACTGACGCTGGAACTTCGCGGCGACGGCATCGACTGCCGCTGTGACCTTCCGAAGACTAACAACGCCAACGATGCGCTGGAGCTGATCAAGCGCGGCGACATCAACGGCATGAGCTTCGCCTTTGAGGACGACTACGAGGACACGGAGAACGGCGTATCGTATGAGCGCACCAACGACATCGAGGACGGCAAGGAAGTCTGGCTGCGCCATGTGAAGAAAATCACCGGCCTCTATGACGTGGCTATTGTGACGCACCCAGCCTACGAGCAGACCTCAGTCGGTATGCGCGAGGCTTCTGACCGTATCGACGCTGCTATTGAAGCGCAAATCAAGCGCGAGTGCGGCGGTGGCTCTGACGATGACGAAGCAAAGCGCAAGGCTGAGGAGGAAGCTAAGGCCGAAGAGGAGCGCAAAGCCCGCGAGGAAGCCGAGGCAAAGGCCAAGGCCGAACAGGAGGAGCGCGAACAGCGCGAACTGGAAGAGCAGGAGCAGCGTTTCCGCGAGTGCCGTGCCATGCGTCTGCGTGCCCAGCGCAAGCGTACCGCCGAGGAAATCGAATCACTTAATTATTAACCCTATAAAAACGTTTTTATCATGGCAAAAATGACAAAAGCACAGATCAACGAGCGTCAGCTCGAGATCATGGACAGACTTGATGTTCTGGACCAGAACGCCAACGTGCGTGAGGAGAAAATTCGCACCCTGACTTCTGAGGAGCAGAAGGGAACCATCACCGAGGAGCAGAAGCGCGAACTGGCTCAGTTGAAGAACGAGCAGCGTGCAGAGGATGCTGAGTACGACAAGCTGACCCGTGAGTCTGGCGGTCTGTCAACCCGTGCCAAGGCTATGGCCACAGGCAAGGAGCTGGATAACATCCGCGAGCGTGAGGACTACGGTGCCAAGATTCGTGAGATGATTCAGGACTGCTACACCAACCGTCGTGCAGCCAACGCCACCACCATTCTCGCCAACGCCATTACTGGCACAGCCGACGACAATGAGACCGCCAACCTTCAGGCCGGTGGTTTGATTCCTATTGAGATCAAACCCATCATTGACACGAAGGTGCCCGGCATCGAACTGCCTGAAGACCTCGTAATGGTGACTGGCGTGACCGGCACACAGGTTATTCCTTACTCTATCAACGACGTGAAGTTCACTGTCGAAGGTGAGGTGACCAAGGTGGATGAGCAGGCTCTCGACTTTGCCCACATCACCACATCTCCGAAGCGCGTTGCTGCCAGCGTGCCCGTCAGCCGTCGTGCTGTCGCTCAGGCCGCTTTCGACATCGTGGCTTTCATGACCTACAAGTTCCAGAAGGGTTGGGCAATCTTCCGCGCCCTCCATATCTACGCTCACGGCGAGTACACCAAGTTGCAGTCACCGTTCGCACAGGTAGAGGTGGTTGAGCTGACTCTCGACGAGAACATCGGTAAGAACCTGAAGAAGGAGATTGCCAAGATGTACGACCTCGGCTTTGAGGGCGATCCCGAAGTCATCATGGACAAGACCACTGAGGTTGACCTTGAGTTCATCAAGCTCATCCCCGGCACCACCGACTCCAACCGCACCGTCGTACAGGATGGTCGTTGCGTAGGCTATCGCAACCACATCAGCCCGTACATCGACTACTCGATTGCCTCCAATGGCGTTGCCACCAAGGACAAGGTTGGCGACACTCCTGTACGCTACATCGGTATCGGTCACTTCGGCTACCTGAACGAGCAGGTGTACGCTGATGGCATTGAGTTCAATATTGACGGAACAAGCTCTGCCAACTTCGACCGCAACGTCATCGCTATGGGCATGAGCCTCGACTACTCTCTCGTTGAGCTGTCAAGCAAGGTCAACGGCAACACCTCCGGCAAGCCCCAGGCCTTCAAGCTCATCAAGCTCGTGGAGCCCGTCAGCTCTAACGTGATTGGCGACTAAACTCTCTCTCGCAATGTAGCAGGTTCATAGTTCCTGTTTAGTCGGGCGGGTGCTCAGATGCACAAGCAAATGTTGTCACCCGCCCGATTTCTTAGAACTACACCAATTACCCATTCAAATGAAGACACTTGCAGAAATATTCTACGATGCTATCATGGCAGACTCGGAACTCACATCAGCCGTTGGCGGACGTGTGGTCTCGACCTGCTTTGAGGTGCCACCAGACAAAAAGGACAATACCGATCTGCCGTATATCATCGTGACCAACGACGGATTCCATCACAACCAGTCAACAAAGGACTGTGTGTGGGAAGGTCCTGAAGACGTGGTGCAGGCATCTGTAGAAATTGGCGCAGCCAGCGACGGCGAGGTTGAAACACTTGTCAGGAAAGTGCGCAAGGCCATCGAGAATCATATTGCAAGCATTTACAATACTTATGGCATTGACGCGATTCCGCAACTACAGCCAGGCTATCCGCAGGCAGGCGAACTATCATGGGACTGGATGAAACCGTGCTACTATCAAACCCTTATTTATCAGTGTATAACCAAAGCAGATATTGACGATGAGCAAGAAGACACCGCAAACGACTGAAACCAAGCAACCGCCATTCGTGGAGGAACTGCTGAAGAACGGCACCGTGGTCATCACGTCGCTGACACGGGAGGAGTTTGATCCCATATTGAGTGAAATCCCTGACGGCGTGCATTACAGCGTCGGAGCCGTCGGTCAGAACCCAGAGACGGGAGTCTTCACGCTCCGCGTCGATATTGTTGAATCTTAAAAGTTAGCATTATGATATTAAAAGGACAGAATTTTAGAATCATGCGGCTTGTCGGCACAAAGTGGCAGTGTATAGGCATGGCCACCAACTGTACCGTGAATCTGACGAACAACACCGAAGATGCCAGCCATAAAGATATTGTCGGCATGGCGGCACTCCCCACTACGACAAGCCAGTCATGGAGTGTGCAGGTTGATTCGCTGAACGTAGCCGACACGGGAGCCATGCTGACCGCCATGAAGTCGCTGACACCGTTCACGCTGCTGTGGGACGAGACCAGCACCACCGACAACCAGACGGGCGAGGGTGCCGACTACTGCCGCAAGGGTACGGCCTATCTGAACGATGCCACCTTCCAGTTTGACGACCGCACCAACTCCACGAAGTCGCTCCAGTTCACTGGAAGCGGCGCATTGGAGACAGTATCTACACCGACCTACGAGGCTGTAGCCGTAGGCTCTTTCACCAAGGGTCAGTTTGTTCGTCTGTTCCTGAGCAGCGACAACACAACAGCACCTGCCAAGGTGATTGCTGCCGCAAAGACGCTCTCGCTGCATGTGTCAATGAGCTTGGAATCCGCGTCAACGAAGGATACGCCAGGAAATTTCGACATCCAAGAACCCACCGCTCTCAACTACGACATTACGACCTCTGCATTGGTGCGTGGTGGCGACACCATCACATCGGCTGTGCTGGGTCAGGACTTGGCATCCATCGAGGAAATCTACGAGGACGGTACGCCAGTCAAGTGGCAGATTGCCAACGTGAGCGGCGACAACCAGCGCACGAAGGGCAGCGTCATCGTCAGCGGCTCGTGTCTGTTGACTCAGTTGTCAATTCAGGCACAGAACCGTCAGAACGCCACCTATCAGGCCACCCTGACAGGCTACGGAGCATATACCGTCGGGGCATAAGAAAACTAACGGTCTGCCAGCCACCATGCTACTTCCTGTCATGCGGCTGGCGGGCTTTTTTATTCACAAATCATTTTAAGGAACTATGACAAAAAAAACTATCACTATTTGCGGCAAAGAGGTAGAGATATTCTACTGCGCAGCCACGGAAAACGGATTCGAAAGAATGTCAGGCAAGGAAATCAGCGTGTTCATTCCTACATTCAAGAAAGACGAAAACGACAACCTTGTCGTTGACAAGATGCCGACGGCTACCAAAGAAGATTACATGACGCTTGCCATTGCAGGTATCGTCGCCGCTGACACCTACTATGATCGTGAGTCAAAAATAACATCCAAGGAGATTATCTTCGAGGCTACACCAACGGAGTGCAAGGAACTACTGACGACCATAATCGAGCTTCGTAACGAATGGTACAGCGTACCGAAGACCGTCGAAGACACCATCAAAAAGGAATCAGACGGCCAGAAGCCTGAAGAGCCAAAAAACGCCTGACCGCTCACGAACGCTATTCTAAGTTCGTGGGCGAGATAGGAATAAACCGCCTTGAATATCTCTACAATCTTACATTCTGCGACTTGCTATTAATCGAGCGTGGTTATGAACGCAGGTCACGCCATATATGGAGCGCAGAGCGATGGAGCACCTATCACCTGATGGCCGCACTTGTAGGAGGCGACAAACTCGCAGAAAAGGGCGTTCACGGGCCGCAAGATCTTCTCAAATTCCCGTGGGAACGTGAATACTCTCCGCTTTCCGATGAAGAGGTTAAGGAATTGCAAGAAGATATGAAAAATTTCAAAATTTAAGAAGGGTGGCCACTGCCACCCTTTTCCATTCAACAAATAAAAACGTGTCTCTCATGGCAGTGTCTTGTTTAGATTACCAGGTTGTGGCATATTCATCCAGCCATTCATCGTCGGTGGTGATTGAGACCGCGCGGTTTTGCGTGAATAGCGACCCTGAATAGTTGGTGATGCGGTTGCGCTCGAAGGGAACGTCTGACAGCGAGATATTGGCAATCGCAGTATCGTCGGCATCCTTGGCAGTCACGGTGATATCGGTATCAAAGCCGTCCGCCGGACAAAGGCAATAGAAACTCGTGGCGAGATTGGTTGTACCGACGTATGAAGACGGAACGGTGATCACGCGCGGAGTCGCCTGACTGTTGACGGCCTCGCCAGTGGTATAGTCAATGCCATAGTACCACGTTGACGGCGTAATCGTAAGCGTCTTCATGTTTGCAGGTACTTCATCCGTCACGGCTATCCTGAGTCGAGTCACTACGCGCTGGAGCACGACGGACTGGTTCGTACTGGTCTGCGGTTCGATGTTGAGTGTCAGTGATTGCCAGAACGTATCAGACGGCTTCGCCCACGAAATCGTGGTATCGTCAATCGTTGGCGTATCGCCACGGCTTGCCACAAAGTACAGATTGTGCTCACCATAGTCAGCAGTGAGAGTAATCGCGCCAAAGCCATCATCTTCTGATGTCTGATGGATCGTCGCTTTCAGTTTGCCGTCCATGTAGTCGAATAGCCACAGGTCTGTCATCTGTGATTCCGCCAAAGTCGCTCGCGTCATGGGCTCCATCGAGATACTTGTGAAGGTGAATCGGATCGTCACTTGCTGCATCGTGTCTTTCGGTTCATCGACTTTTACGGTCAGTTCCTCACCAGTTGAACAACTCACGGTAGGCAGTATCAAGGCCACTGCCACGGCCATCATTGATTTTTTCATAGCGTTTTGTTTTTAAGTTAGACATTTTCAGATATTACACATTCTCCCCAGAAGTAGAAACATTCACTTGCGCGGTCATAGTTTCGATTGATCTTCCCTTTACAGGGGTATGACTCCCTATGACCGATGAAGTCAAGAATCTCCATGACACGTTCCGCCGGCGCATAGCCGACGAAGGTGCCATCATGGATCACCACACGGATGGCCTTAGAAGCATATTCGCTCTTAAGGTCGTGCTCGATGCGGCCCTCAAACTCTCCGACATAGTTAGACAGGCGATAATTCCTGCCCATGCGCTCGATCTTAAAGATTTTTACTTTGTGGCCGTCTGTTGGCCACGGACTGTTTACATTTCCCATAGTTTTTTGTTTTTTATAGTGTTAAATATAAGGAGTGGGCGGCACACGTCACCGCCCCTTATCCTTGTTTTTCAGTTTCTGAGCGATCATATCAAAATCCTCATGTACAGACTGCGCCAGCACTTTGGCATAGCGTTGCGTCTGCCTGATGTTGGTGTGACCAAGCATTCGACTGACATTCTCTATCTTGGCCCCGTTTCTCAGCATGTAAGTGGCGAATGTGTGACGAGCCAGATGGGAGTGCAATCGTGTCTTAATACCTGCCATAAGTCCAAGTGCCTTTAACTGGTGGTTATAATCTGCGTTATTCATCCGTGGTACTTTCATGTCGTACTTTTCAAGAACGTGAAGTGCAGGCGGAAGAATGCTCGAAACGTAAGGAACACCAGTTTTGATCCTTTCACCGTTATTGATCCATCGCATCCCATCCCATTTATAGTCGTTTATATTGAAAGCCTGAGCGTCTGAGTAAGACAGGCCAGTATATACCTGGAAGATGAAAAGATCGTGTGCCATATCAAGAGGTGAGCCAAGTGGCAGTGCAAGATACTCGAACTTTTTCAACTCATCCTCCGTCAGATATTCTATGTTCTCTTTGTCACCATGCTTGAATTGTCCTTTCAGCCGCTCGTATGGATTCCTATCAATCTTACCGTATCTGTCAGCACGATACAACAGAGCCTTTAGGCATTTGTGGTATTTATATACACCTGCAGGACTGATAGGCGTGCCAGTGACCGTCTTTCGCTGATGAAGCCACGCATCGAATCGGCTGATATTCTCAACGGTCACGTCCTGCCATCGCTTCATTTCACCGAACTCAACCAATCTTGCCAACAGGCTGCGGTAATGCTTGGCCGTACCTTCAGAAAGGTTAAGCATCAGTATTTGGTTTTCGCACCAATCGAGAAACGCTGGTTCGTCGCTTTGAGCCTCGATAGTATTATAGACTTTACTCCTAATGGCGTTAATATCTACCTTTGATTCATTCTTTTCATACTCACTCACGCACGCGAGAACTTTATTATATATAATAGCCAGGCGTTCGTTCATTCCATCTGCACCCATGCAGCCTACAATTCTTCCAGCCATAAATTCCGATTTATGGACTTTTATGCCTGTTCCAATATAGTATGATTTACGGTCAGCAGTAATTCTTACCTCCAGTTGGCCCTTGCCACCTTTCGTTGCACGGCCTCTATGATCCCATATAATTGATGTTGTCAGTTTCATATCATATCAGTTTTTGTTTCCCCACCTCTGAATGTATGGGGAAGCATGTGGGGAAACAACCCCGTTATATAATGTAGTATAATGTTGCATATTGTAATTTTTACATATTAAAAGATTTGTCGTCAACCCTTCTGTTTATGGGGGATGCCGTGATTTTAGGCATAATTTCAATTTCCACCCAAGTGATCCGTTTGGGGTCACCGCTATGTGGTGTTGATAAATTATGCCAAAGTCCCATAAATAAACGATATATAGATAGGTCAACCGTGCCTTCATGGTATTAAGGTGGGGAAACAAATGCAAATTCCCCCATCGAAAGCAGGTTAATCTATATAATATATATTGTATCATAATCGTGGGCGTTCGTCAGATTCTGCAACACCGATTTCAAATGGATATGACCTGAGCGGATCCGCTGGATGAGTGAGCAATGCAAGACGTTGTAGGTCAGCGATCCGCGCTCTGAGTTCTGTAATCAACACATCTTTTTCTTCCAGGCGATGATTGAGCTGGTCGATAATCTCTTGTTTGGCTGCGATTGTTTCATCTTTTGCAGCCAAGGCAGCATTAATGAGGCTACCTTGGTCGATTGAAGAAGATTGCTTTTTTAATTCTTCATTATGCACATCTTCTTCGATTGTTAATAGGTCGCCTTCTCCATTTAAGAGATAGTCAAGATTAAACGTACCTGGGTATGCGTCGCATATATTTTTAAATAATTTATCGGTTAGATATTCTTCTTTCCCATTAAGAGCTGCCGATATTACGGAGCGAGAATACTTCAACGCAAAAGCAAAATCCGTTTGTGTATGAATACCATAATAATTTCTTAGGTGCTCATACACTTCATTCAGCCTTTTTTGTCTCTCAATCATACAAATCTAACAATATAGTTATTAAAAAACCTTAATAAAACACACTTTTGTTAGCCAAATGTTTGGAGTCTAACAATTTTGTTATATATTTGCACCCAAAAAGTAAGTAATACATAATCGGGCACAAGAATAGCCGTCAGACGTGAAACACGTCTTTGCAAAGGTGATAGAGTGCAAATATACGGCTTTCTTCCCGATTTTAGTACAAAAGTGTTAGATATTTAAGTAAGTTTAAGAAAATGGCACAAGAAAAAGTAACAAGACAGGAGCTTAGAGACATGCACATCGGCCAGACGCGCATCATCACTCTAATTGAGAAAAAGAAGATAGAGTCAGCACGTCAGACTGTCATGCAAGTGAGCCGTGAAGAGGACTTGGAATTTACATTCAAGCCTGACTATTCGGCATCTGCTGTGAGTATTACGAGAGTTAAGTAACGACGGAATCATGGATAAATTATTGAGAGCCGAGATTGTGGCGGAGGTGCGAAGGGCTATGGTTGAACTCAACGAGCGTTGGGTGACGGCTGACGTACTGTGTGAACATGTCGGAACACTCACAAAGCGATTTCTTCAGGATCACGGAGACATGTTCAATCGGACGCGAGTGGAGTGGACCGACAAGGAAGGTACCAGGCATCCGCAGGCATGGCTCTATCCGCTGAACGAGATTAAGATGTGGATAGCCACTGGCAAGATCAAGGAACTCCGAGAAATATCATCATAACGATATGTAGAAAGGTTAAACAATTATGTTTTCAAAGAGCTTTCAGGCCGAGCGAGGCCAAACTGCACACTAAGTTATAAAACAACGAAAAAGATTTTAGTTATCTACTCCAGCCATCCGTGAGGCTCGCTGGTTTTACTAAAGACCGATGATCAGGATAAACACATTTGGAAGGTTGGCAGAGTGGCAAATGCGACAGACTGTAAATCTGTTCTCTTAGGAGTTCGTGCGGTTCGAGTCCCACACCTTCCACAAAATGAAAGGAGAGCGATATTTGACATTGTTTCATTCCAACATAGATTGGAGCTGCTGACGACAAAGTAGGCAGCGATGATGTTGAGCAGAACCCGAGCACACCGAGTAGGCAAACACTGAAAGGTAGTGGCACCCACAAAAGCCGTGAGGTAGAGGAAGGGAAGGCTGCAAAAGGAGGTAGGACTACCAGACGCGCAAAACTGCCGTGAGGTCTCGAATTAGCAAACAGATGGCTGACGATGTAAGGCAGAAAGCATAGAACGAGATGGCAAGCTCCTCCAGGACATGTGAGACTTTAATGAGCCAAGGCACGATCCGAAGCCGTGCGGAAGAATACAGACGGGAGTCACACACATTGCCGTGTATATTCAAATGGTAGATGGGTCTCGAATCTATAGAGTGCCTTCGACCAATAGTGGCGAAACTATAGAGTGAGCGGGGATGTCGGTTCAAGTCCGGCCACGGCAACAATAACATTATTAACTAAAAACAAAATCATTATGAAACAGATGAAGAATTGGCTGCGCAAGCAGAGAGAGGATTTACAGGAGTTTGCCGAGTTAATTGGGCTGAAAAACTCAGTGCAACAGATGGCCGTCGGTGCCGCTCTTTGTGTATTATTACTCGCCGCCTGTGGCGTTGGCGAATGGTTGAATAAATTATAAAGTCAATAATATGGAATTACAAGGCAGAATTGTTCGCGTGCTTGGTGAGACATCAGGCACCAACCAACAGGGAAATCCCTGGCGCAAGTTTGAGTATCTTTTCGGTTACTACGAGAATCCGTCAGACATCTATGAGCGTCACGTCATGCTATCGTTCATGAACGACCGCGTGGATCAGTACCGCAACTTTAAGGAGAACGACCGTGTGAAGGTGAGAATCGCGCTGACGGCCTACGAGCGACCACAGGGGTCCGGGAAGTTCTATAATGACATTCGCACTGGCGACATGTCGTTGATCACCACAACTCAACAGCCAGCACCACAACCACAGGCAGACGGTGGCACTGGTGCTGCTCCTACGCCACCATTAGGAGGTCAGCAGTCGTCAGGCATTTCTGGCGACGGAGCATCCGGATTGGACAACCAACCACCAGTTAATCAGGAAGGAGGAAATGCCGATGACCTGCCATTCTGATCACTACTTCCCTGAGTCTAAGCCTACTGGATGGGCTCAGCGGAATTACCCTAACATGAATAATAATCTCCAGAATAGGGTATGGCGAAAACAAACCCGTTGAAAGATGAAACATAAGAAGTTGAAGTATGTTGAGGTCAAGACGCATCCCAACGGCTATTCGTTGACGACGGGCGACAAGGAATACATGTACCTGGACCTTCGCCAACTAATTGAGGGTATTTTTGTGCACGTCGGACTTGGTGAAGGGGAATACATGACTCGTGAAAAGGTCGCTGACCTGTTGGCCGTGTGCGAGGAATGGATAGAGAAGCGTGATCAGGTGTTCGACCATGCAAAGGCGAGTGCTGAGATCAAGCGGCTCAATCGGTTGCTGAAGCAAAAGCAGAACACCATCGAAACACTTCAGCTGACATTGGAGACTATGCAAGACAAGTTGGACTCCGTACCAAGATCACAGGCCAGACGGAAAGACGCTCCAGCGAGTAAGAACAAAAACTTCACACGAGCGGATGCTGGATTACCACCAGTTCCCAAAAAAAGAGGATATGAGGAAGTACAATCTGACCACTGACAGTGTAAAAGAGTATATAGACCATCTGTTGCAACGCCATAGCCTCACGCTGAAATGGTTGCTCATATTCAACAGATGGAATCTCCAGGTGGTAGATGCAGATGGCCGCGAACTATGGCGTCGGCGTGGCATGAACCTGAAAGCCTACCGCGACGAACTGATTGAATTTTTAGAGAACTATGAACGAAGAGAGTAACAATATACCACAACAACCGTCGTTTGAACAGTTGGCGATGGACGAACTAAGGCCGTACCTATTGGATGCGAGCAAGGACTATGCAGAGCCGTTCTATATGCTCGAATATAACGGTGTACCGTTCTCACCCATCGGAGGTATTCAGGCGTTGTCAGGGCAAAAGAAAAACGGTAAGACGTTCGTTATCGCGCAACTGATTGCCGTCTGCCTTGATCCTGAGTCGCCAAGAGTGCATGACAACCTGCCTGGACTGACGGTGCCGCAGCGCACACTTGAACATCTTGGCCACCTTCCACACGTTCTATGGATCGACACTGAGATGGAGGAATTGAACTCTGCCAAGGTGCTGCGGCGCGTGCATTGGCTGGTAGGTCAGGATATGAAGACACCACACGAGCGATTTCATGTCCTATGGATGCGAACCGTCGAAGGAACAGACCAAGAGCCGGCATATAAGAAGCGTTGGCGACTGATCAAGCTCGCCATTGAGATATTGCACCCAGACATCGTGTTCATCGACGGTGTGCGTGACATCATCGGCGACTTCAACGACAATGCGGCCAGTTCGCAGTTGGTGCAAGAGTTGATGGCAGTTGCTGAGAAACATCATATTTGCATCTGGAATGTTTTGCACATGAATCCACGACCAGGCAATGATGACGAGTCGAAGATGCGCGGCCACCTCGGTACAGAGCTTGGTAATAAGGTCACCGATACCCTGGTGAGCATCAAGTCGAAGACAGCCAGCGGCGTGACATTTACCGTGAAACAGTTGGACGCTCGCGGTAAGGATATGGAAGACTGGAAATTTGAAGTAACCGATCAGGCTGGCGCATTAGGAATACCACGAATCATCGCTGGAGGTGGAACACCTGCTAAGAAAGAAGCCGTGGAACCAGACAGCCGCGAGGATATTCTGAAATGGATCAATGAAGGTATGAGCAGACACGAATGGCCAATGAGTCGTTCGAGTATCAAGCAACTCATCTTCGAGGAGATTGGAGGCGTGAAGCGTAGCGACCAGCAACAGGCCGACTTGATAGCCGCCATCAACTACGGATTCCTTGAAGAATCGACTATCAAGCAGAAGGGTTACTATATGCTACAGCCGCCCGAAGATTTACCTTTCTAAAAATGTTATCCCACATTTCCTCTATCCCTAAAGGGATAGGTAATGTTATCCCAATGGCGTGAGGGCATGAGTCCATGCCCGCCAAAGGAACGGTCGGGCGTAGGACACAGGCCACGTACACGCGCCACGCGCGAGCGCACGTTTGGCTTTCCAATATATCGTTTTAGTCCCTTTATACTATATCGCTTGGCACCCTTTATAGTAAAAAGGTCATCACCCTTTATAGTAAGCGACTTTTTATGAAGATTCAGAAGCACACCATCGACAAGATTCTGGAGACAGCGAAGATTGAAGAGGTCGTCGGCGACTTCGTTGACTTGAAGAAAAAGGGCGTGAGGTACTTGGGACTTTGCCCATTTCACGACGACCATCACATCGGATCATTCAGCGTGTACCCGAAAGACAACATCTTCAAGTGTTTCGTCTGTGGAGCCGGAGGAGACTGCGTGGCATTCTTAAAGAAACACGAAGGTCTGTCATTCCCAGACGCGATACGCTGGTTAGGTAAGAAATACTCAATCGAAACAGATATGAATGACTTTAACTACACACCACCGCCACCAAGACCGGCACCGCCACCATTGGAACTGCTCGAACTGCCGAAGCACCTTATGGCAGGCACACTGACAGAAGAATCGCTCAGTGAGGACAACCTTGTGGAATACATCAGAACAGGCATCCGATGGGACACCATTCAGCGCAAGCGAGTGGAAGAGATGATAGGGCTGTACGACGTGGGCCACGGCAAGCACGGTCACACCATCTTCTGGCAGATCGACGAACGGGGACGGTTGCGCACGGGCAAGATGATGAAGTACCGCGAGGACGGCCACCGCGACAAGGAGGCCAAGTGGAACTTCGACTGGATTCACGCCACGCTCAGCCGACACTGGGACGCTGAGAGGCAGGAAATGACAGACGAACCACCCTACCCATTCCCACAACTTTATGACCCAAGCAAGCAGGAGGCGCGTATCACCTTCTTTGGATTGCACCTTCTGAACAGATGGAAGTCGAAAGGAATTGAGCAGACGGTTTGCATCGTGGAGAGCGAGAAGACAGCCCTGCTGATGGCTATCGCCTACGGCAACAATGCCAGTCAGGTGTGGATGGCTTGTGGTGGTCTCGAGATGATCAGCCGCGAGCGGTTGCAACCGATCATCGACGCGAAACGCAGAATCATTCTTTACCCTGACCGCGACGGAATCGACAAGTGGCGCATCAAGGCTGAGCAGATGCACTACGACAGGATGACCATCAACGCGAAGCCCGTCACAGAGTGGTGGAAGCCACAGGACGGCGACAAGGCCGACATCGCAGATGTGGTCATCCGCATGATCAATGAGTCGCATGAGCTGAAGACCATCGACGAGGTGAAGGCTGCAATGCCGGAGGCAAACGAATTAATTGACAAACTAAACCTAACAATAGACGACAATGATAGGAGAACAGAACAGCCAAGATAATACTGGCATTAAGAACGTATCGACCAAAGTGCCCGTGTGGGTGGCCGAGCTGCTAAACATCATTTGCGCTGCGCGAGGAACGGACATCTACGGCCTGATGCAACTCGTTTTGGAGTTCATCATCGAAACGGCCAAGGTGAACGGCCCCGTACCGCCACAGATGCAAGCCCTGTTGCACATGCTGAAGATGGACGCGGACTGGAACAAAGCCTTCTCATTCAGCAACCCGACGGCGACGATGGACGTGGCGCAAGTGATCCTCGTACTCCAGCAGCACGACGGCAAGACACCACGGCAAGGCTTCGGGCTGGCGATGATTGACAAGCCTTGGTTGCCGGGCGAAACGCCACAGATGACGCTCTGCGTGGATGACATCTTAGAGCGCGTGGCAGAGGTCAGCATGAAAGGGCTATACAAGGAACTTCGACAGGTTGGATTGGCTTACAAGACGGAGAGCCTGCGCGAGACACTGACCATGATGTGCGATGCGCAACTAATCGACCATCTCAACCAGATGGATGCAGAAGAGCTGCCGGGCTTGGGTCAGCACCACGACTACGGCAAGGCCATCGAGTACGGCAAGAAGTTCAAGCGCAAGCCACACCGCACACCCGACTCACTGGCCAACAGTCAGCAGCGCATAGTCTTCGATGACTTTGACCGCGAGGTCGCCGACTACGAGGCTAAGGATTGGGAAGGTGAGCACGTCGGCCAACACGTATCGCCTGAAGAGATTGAACGCGCCATCGGTGGCAAACCATTCGGAATAGAAACATGAGTGTAACACTAAAACAAGACAAGAAAGGCCGTGACATCTGGCTGGTGACGGTGACGGACTTCGAAGGCTTTCACCGCCAACTGCCCATAACCTACGACGACATGCGCGAGCTTGTCAGGCTTTGGATTGAGGAAACGATATGAGTTACACAAGACAACGCGGAGAGAACCGCAACCCGAAACATATATACTATGTGAGTCTGCTGAACACGCAGGACTGGCAGGGAGTGAACGGACTGCGAGCACGGACACTGAGAAAGCACCCGCTTTGTCAGATGTGCGAAAAGGACGGCATCATCAGAAGTTCTGTTGACGTGCATCACTTGAAGCCCGTCGAGGGTGTGGGACGATACTATCAACCGGGCGAGGAACTGCCGGAAGACGTGAAGGCGGCAATGCGTGAGCGGTGCTTCGACGAGAAGAACGTGATCGCGCTGTGTGTTCCGTGTCACATCGAGATTCACCGACAGATGAACAGCCACGAGGGTCAGATGGTGAAGACGATGCCGAAGGTGGAGAACGACCAGACGCGGAGCCTTCAGGATTGGGTGAGCGAGGTGAGCGGTGGCAAGTGCGAGGCGCGGCCAAAGGTGAAGAAGGGCATCCGACGGACAAAGTACGGTTGGGTGACTGACGAGGAGTTCAAGAAGCGGCAAACCGAGGAACTTGAAAAGTGGAAGGAAAATATAAAAAGATTAAGTAAATAAAAACTATGGAACCAGGAATTATTACACCCGAAGATTACATCGAAAAGCATTCATATCAAGAGTGCGGTCATGGTCGCATCGTGGCTTATTGCGACGCGATGAAAGCAATCAAAATGCTGCGTGAGGAATTGCAAGGCCCAGAGAATGCTGAAATAGCAGAACTCGAACACGAAATCAGCGTACTTGAACATGAACAAAACACTTGGTCATACCATCTTTACACATTCTATGGTAGAGATAAAAGACTCGAAGAGTGCAAAAAGAAACTTGAAGAGCTGAAACGCGAACAATCCAATGGACTTACAAACACTCAGGTCACGCCAAGCGTGGACGCTCAAACAGAAGATTGACCACTCGCTCGGAGTCATCGAGGCGTTTGCCTCATGGTTCGAAGGCAAGGTGTATGTCAGCTTCAGCGGCGGCAAAGACTCATGCGTGATGCTGTCGCTCGTGGAGTTGGTGCTGCCGAAAGTGCAATGCGTATTCATTCAGACGGGCTGCGAGTCGCCAAGTGTCTGCCGCTTTGTGAGACAGATGCAAGCCGACCACAACATCGAGATCATTCGACCCGTGAAGACGTTGCGCCAGGTGTTTGCAGAGTGCGGCTTTCCATTGGTCAGCAAGAAGGTGAGCCACGACATCGAGTGTGTGCGTCGCAACCCTTACTGCCAGTCAAGCAGACAGAAGCTCATCCGCTCGAATCCGCATTGCATACCTGAGCGATGGATGTACTTGCTCAATGAACCATACGACGTGAGCGCACGCTGTTGCTTCTGGCTGAAACACCAACCGGCGCAAGCCTACGACAAGCGCACAGGTCGGCACCCATACATCGGACTGCTTGCAAGCGAAAGCTATCAGCGCACGATGGGTTACATTCAGCAAGGAGGTTGCAACGTGTTCGAGGTGTCAGGCAAGAACCATCCGCGAAGTATGCCGCTCGCCATCTGGAACGATGAAGACGTTTGGGCATACATCCGTGACCGACGGCTCACGCTGCCTGACATCTATGAGCAGGGAGCGACGCGGACGGGTTGCATGGGTTGTGGGTTCGGTGCCCACCTCTCGACGGCAGGCATCGACACCATGCGAAGGCTATGGCCCAAGTGGTATGACCTGATTATGAGCTATGAGAACCACGGCGTGACCTACGGCGAGGCATTGCGGAAAGTCATCGACAAAGCGATGCCACCAAACGCCACCACATAGGCCACGACGCGAGGCACATCGGAGGCAAATGGACTGATAACAAACTTTTGAAAGCCCGTTAGAACCAACGAAAACGGCCTTAAACGCCCGAAATCGGCTCACTCGCTGACCTCCGGGCGGGTCTTTTTTATTCGAAGCCTTTTATTCCGAAATCCTCTATCCCTATACATATCCATTAACACAGGAATTTTCCAAAATGTTAGGGTAAAAAGCCCGATAAATAATGGTATCGGGATAGGCGACCGCAAGGATATAACGGGAATTGCGAGTTATACCCTGATTGACGAATAATAAGATTTTTATTTTCTGAACAATGGCAAATACAGTAAAAATCAGACTTCACACGCCACAGCCGCCTGAGTCTTGCGAGCGGTGTCCGTTGATAGGCATCATTCCCAAGGAGCAGCGCGTGGCTGGGTTGCGCCAGTCGTATTGCTGCCTCGGTGTATGGCCGTATGAGCCATTGACATCGAAGGGCATCGGCGTGGACGTGGAGGACAAACGCA